GGATGATTTGGCGGATGATCCTACTAAGACTGTGGCGGTAAAGCACGCGTATAACCGTATCTACCGCGACCCTAGATGGGACCTTCCAACTTATAGCGAAGCCTCCGCGGACGACTTGGGGGTACTCCGAATAGCCAACGCTGAGATGGCCTACTATCTAGCCTTGCATATCGACGACGAGGATAGGCGGAAAGGGATCCAGGCCCAGGGAGTTATAAACGCCGGAGTTGTAAAAGAGGCGTACTCTAAGGACATGTTGATGGAGATACCGGTTCCGCCGGTGGTTATTGGCCTGCTCGATCCGTGGGCGGTGGCAAAAGACTTTGGAGCCGTGGACATCGAGCGGGACGAGGAAGAATCTGTGGACACTAAGGTACACGATTTCTAATGAAAGGAGAGAAGGAACTGAATAAGCTTTACGGCGACGCTAGCCGAGAATTGAGGTCTGTGTTGCTGAGTATCGACCCGGAATCCTACAGTGACAGACGCGCTGCAGAAATCAACGATAGGATCAGGAGAATTGTCGCTGCTCTTAATATTGGGACCTACGAGTGGGCTGACGTATATCTAAAGGAGGCCTACACGATAGGGGCGAAAAAATCTCGCACAGCTTTAGAGATATTAGGAAAGCAGCCCCAACGCTTGCTTTTGAACACGGAGCGTATATTCATCGAGGACACTGTAGAATTGTTAACAAAAAGAAACAATACTATCCGGGAATCCGCCAGCAGATATTTAGGGTTGATGGCTTTGGCGGTCCGAGGATTGGGCTCGGTACAAATCCAGGAATGGTCGTATGCTGATGCAGCCGCAGAGCTGGACGCTATAGTGGCCGAAGCGATGGCCGCTCAAAAATCTAGGGGATGGTTGGCCAGAAAGCTTATTGATTATCTGCAGTCCTTGATCGTTGCCGGCGAGCTTATAGAGATAAATAATAAGATGTGGAAAATGAGTGCGTACTCTAGGATGGTATCTAGGACAACCTTGAGAACCGCGCAATCCAGGGCGACGGAGGACTTGTGCAAGCAATTCGAGAACGATCTGGTGGAAATATCGGATCACGGTACGGAAACAGAAATATGCCAAGAATACGAGGGCAAAGTATTTTCTATTAGCGGGAAGACCCCGGGTTACGATATTCTGGATCAATGGCCTCCGTTCCATCCAAATTGTCAACATTCACCCACCCCAACATCTGAGGAGGCCCTGATTGTCAGAAGGAGGTATCATTAATGTTAGACGTTTATTCTGTGGATGATATTGTAATAATTCAGCAGGGCGGCTATGATGAATGGAACGAGCCGTTATCCGGAGCTCAGATCGAGGTTAAAGGATATGTGGAGTGGAAGACGAAGTTAGTCATAGATATTAACGGGGAGAGGGTGGCATCTACTATACAGATTTATATTAAAAAAAGAAAGTTGGACAATCTTCTATCTAGTGCCTTGACCCACGAGGATATGATCAAATCCGTGAACGGCGTGGATATAAACCGGGCGATAATAGCGGTTCACCAACCGAAGGCGTTTTCCAAGTCACACTATGAGATTTACTTGGCATGAGGTAATTATGGGAAAACAAGCGATGGATATTGATTTTAGCGATTTCGATAAGGGCTTTAAGAAGCTCGTTGAAAAGGATATACCCCCGGAACTTGGTAAAGGAATGTTCGCAACCTTAAATGAATTATTAAGGGATGCTAAGGTAGAACCGCCGCAAGCTCCGAAGGAAGTGGGCGATCTGTGGGGATCCGCGCAGGTAAATAAGGTGGAGATAGGAAAAGGAAAGATAGAAGGTCAAGCCGGATTTAATATCGAATATGCTGCACGTTGGCATGAGATATCAGCGGAGGAAGATTCCCGGATAAATTGGACTCGTGACAAGGGAGCCCGATCGCCCGGTCGCAAGTACCTTGAAAAGAAGATGGTTATGTATAAGGAAAAGTATATGGAGATCATAGGAATGTTCGTAGCAAAGCTTTTGGGATGAGACATGTTTAGAGAAATCTGCACTTTCATATCCGACAGAACGGGTTTCGTGAGAGGAAGTACCCTGCAGGTCGGGCACAGGACGCAAGATGCCCCCGATCAGTGCATTTTGGTCGCGGAACCCGCCGGCGGGGAACTTAATTATGACAACCCGGACATGGCTAACCTGAACATACAAGTCGTGTGCCGGGCCAATACGTATTTTGAGGCCAGGGATGACGCTTGGACGGTGCTGCGCGCTTTGACGAATTACGGCGGCCCCCCATCATCCTGGAACCTACCTCGGATAGACGGATCCGGGGAGGACTACCTAGTTATGACTATAGAGGCTATGAATACTCCGGTCTACATAGGCCAGGACGAAAACAAGCGCTTCGAATTTTCCGTTAACTTTATATTTCGAATGGAGGAGGCCAGTTGTGGTCTTTGACATAAATTCTAAAAAGGAGGTATGAATGCCTGCACTACCGATTAAAGACATGGGCCCCTGCGAAATCGTTTGGGGATATGGCGAAAGCAGCGCCATTAATCTTGGCCCGTTCCTGGGAGCAACCACGTATAGAGGTGAGACTAACGTTGCGGATATCCTTGAAGAACGGTACGGGGATGCTGCTGTTGATGCCATCCAGACCGGAACCGTTGCTACCCTGGAACTTTCCATGACCAGATCCACCTATCTGCAGCTAACAGAGGTGCTCAACGCTCAGTACACCAGTGGACAGGTCATGAGGATGCGCAACCAACTCGGGTGTGAGATGTACGACATTGCGAGACAGATCGTGATCAAGCCTATCTGTGATGGGGCCGTTTCGACGAATCCTGCAGAATGGGTGCATATCTATCACGCACACCCTGTGCCCGGATGGGAGCTCACTTGGGACAAGGCAACGCAGCGCGTATTCCCAATTAGCTTCAAAATCTTCGTTTCTCAAGAGAGTGCGTGGGAAGGCGATTTTGGTACGATGGGGATGGAGAGCGGATCTACTGAGTTCGGATATTGAGGTAACTGATGCCACGATTAAAGATCAACACTAAAACGTCTAAAACTCTCTACGAACCGCTAGAGGTGGAGATCAATGGCAAGGTTTACAAGGTTAAACCGGTTGGCCGTTCTATGCTCAGGAGCATACAGGAGCTAGATGAAGAAGTGAAGAAGGGAAATCTGGACGCCGCCTACGAAAGGCTGGAGCTTCTCATAGGGAAGCACAAGGTCATCGATAACCTCGTGATAGAGGACCTGGCGAGTATTACAGATTTCATTACCAAAAACCTGTTCAGACCTGCAAAGAAAGCAAAAAACTCGCAAGGGCCAGGGGAGAAGGAATCGCTGAAATAGCGGCTGAATTTCCTGGCCTTTTCACCTTCACAGACCTTGTAAAGATGGACGTCCGGGATTTCACTTTCTGGACTCGGGAGGCCAATACGCGAGCCCTGACACGCAGAGCCGAGGCGTATTCCGCTAGTCTGTTGCCGTACCAGGGCAAGAGCGTTATAAAGACAAGGCTGGACGAGATCAGGTGGAGGTTGTACGACCTGGAGAACGAGGAGGAAATAGACGATATCGAGGCAGAGGCGAGCAAAAGGCTACGCAAGATGAGGGAAGAAAGGAAGGCTAAAGACAGGAGACATTAGTATGGCAATAGGAGGAGGTTTTGTAGCTGGTTCCATTATTGGCAAGCTCCTACTTGACAAGACCGGATGGAACAAGTCTGTGTCCGAGGTGAGTGGCGACGAACAGAAGCTAAAGGGCATGTCGGAGCGATCGTCAAAACGATTTCGTCAGATGGGCACGGCCATGACCGTGGCCGGAGCAGCTATTATCGGGTCCTTGGGGATGATGACCAAGAAATTCGTCGAGGCCGGCGACGAGATAGACAAAACTTCCAGAAGGACGGGGATCGCTGCCGAATCGCTATCGGAGTTGAAATATGCGGCAGAGCTTTCGGGCTCCAGCCTTTCCGATGTCGAGAAGGGCATCAAGAAAATGTCAAAGACAATTCTTGACGCAACAGACGGGCTCGCTACGTATGTCCGAGCCTTTGACCGAATCGGTCTCTCTGCGGAAGATTTAATGGAGTTGAGTCCGGAAGATCAATTTAATCGGATCTCACAGGCTATTGCGGCAGTTGAAAGTCCTACGATTCGGGCTGCTGTAGCACAGGATGTTTTTGGTCGTGCTGGAACAAAATTACTCCCCTTATTTGACCAGGGGGTCGAAGGCCTGAAAAACATGAGGGAGGAAGCTCGCGCAACTGGCATGGTATTTTCTCAGGATGCAGCTCAGGGCGCGGCAGCCCTTCGGGATGCCCAGCACGAACTCAGCCAATCCCTAAAGGGTCTCGGAATGACTATAGTCAGCGACCTTGCTCCGGTTCTTACGGATTTCGTAAAGAAAATCTCGGACACGATCCAAAAGATCGTAGCTTGGGTAAAGGAGAACCCAAAACTTACCCTCACGATTGTGAAGGTGGCCGGAGCTGTAGGGGGGATCCTAACAGTCCTTGGGCCGCTGCTCATGATGCTTCCCGGGATTATTATGGGAGCCGGAGCTTTGAGCGGAGCATTTACAGCCTTGCTGGGCCCGATCGGATTGTTGGTCGCTGGCCTGGCGGCCCTTGCTGTGGGTTATATGTCGGTCAAAAAGGCCCAAAAGCAAGCCGAAGAATCAGCCAGAAGAGCTGCGGATCAGGAACATATACTATGGGAAAAGCTCAAGCAATCTGCAGAAGCAGCGGGGATGACAGCCCGGGAGTTTGAAAAATTAACGGGAAAATACGGGGGAAATGTTCGTGCGATGGCGATGGTGATCAAGCGAGGTGGAGAAGGCGTTGAGATGCAGAAGGCCCTGGCGGAGCACACCTCTGACTACGAAATCGAAGCAGAAAAGGCCAGGGAGCAGATAGAGGCGACGGTCCCCAGCCTGGACGATTTAACCAACGAATTCAACAAATACTTAGGAGCGATAACCGATGTTAAGGAAGAGACCAAGACTTGGGTTGATTACCTGGCGGATCTGGGCATCAAGACCGTAAAAGAAAAAGAAGAGAGAGTAAAAGAGTTGGAGGGATATCTGAACGACCTCACCCAGGCATACAAGGACGGTAAG